CCTCCTTGCCGACAGAAAAATTGACTATGATGATCCTCTCAGTTTCTACGATCTAATAGTTGATTGCATTGCAACGATAGAAACAGAAGAAGAAACTATAAAAACAAGCGAATTATCAACAGACGATGTACAGCAATTTGTCGATAATATGACAAAGGATCAATTCGATAAGATTCTAGATTTCTTTCTGACCGCACCCAAACTCGAACACCGGACAGAATATAAAACATCAGACGGAGAAACGAGAGAGGTGGTGTTGAGCGGTCTCTCGGATTTTTTCGCATAGGACTCTGCCACGTTGGTTTGGTAGAGTATTATAGATTAAATTTCCAACTGATGCAACACCACAAGTATTCCTTGTCTGATCTTGAGTCTATGATTCCGTGGGAAAGAGATATCTACTTGGCACTATTGATAGAATACATAGAAGTAGAGAACGAAAAGATACAGTTAGCAGAGATAGAAAGACAAAGAAGTTCTAAAGGCACACCATTCGGTTAAGTAAGGATCCCATGAAAGATAAAGATAAAAAACTTGATTCAATAAAAAAGAATACACCGAAGTTGAATTATTTTTTAAAGAATGTACAGGTGTCTCCTAACAAAGCAAAAACACAAATTCCCGATGTTATAAAGCCTAAGAATTCCTTATCTGTAGAACCAACCACTGCATCTACTCCTGAGGCAACTATAACAAATAAAGCAGAATATCATCATCCCCCATTCAAGAAGGTATTGGATGATATTAGTGATAAGGTAAACTCGCTCTTACTGAGACGAGACGTTTCTCATAAAAACACACAGTTTACGATGATTCCGTCTTCAAGCAAAACTGGAATCGTTGAGAGATTTTTGCCTGTCAAAGATAAGTTGAGAACGATAGCAAACAACACCAAAAAGACTATAATAAAATCTACAGAGAAAACAGTACCGGAGACGAAAGTGGTGAATAATGACAACACCACGAACATAATGTCTCAAAACCCAGACACACAACCCACAAAACATGAAACCTTCATTGTTGATAACAAGAATGCTAAGGTAGTACCTGAAAAGACTGTAATCAACAACAACAGCACTAAGGTAATGCCTGAAAAGACTGTAATCAACAATAAAAACGAAAATGTGGTGGTTCGAGACGCAAAAACGCGGATTATACCCGAAAAAACAGAGAATAATCACTCATCAAGCAATAAAATAGAAAACTCCATCAGCAACACACTAAACAGAATCGAAAAAATCAACAAAACTACAAATTCAAGCATGAAATTGCACGGAATTGTCGATAATTCGAGTGATAGCATTAAAAATGTGCTTAAAAAGAGTATGTTGATGCATAATCGGGTAAATAAAAACTCTATTAGCAACACAAATTACGAAAATGTGTCTAAAGTCATAAACTCAAAAACTACCAAGTCTATCATTCCGAATATTTCGACCGTATTCAGCAAACAAACTGAAATACCATCACTAGCGTTGGGTGGATTCGTTGAAAAACCAACTGTTGCACAGGTTGGTGACGCAAAATCACCAAGTGGCAAGAGTGAAGGTGAAATGGTAATATCTCCTTCTAAATTACCAGACATTCTTGCTAAGACTAATGTCATAGAAAAGACACAGAAGCAAATACAGAAGGTAGACGAAATAAAAGAAAGTCCAACAAAGGGACTATCCGAGATGGCAAATGAAAGATTGATGATAAATGCCGATAGAAAGACAACTCAGCAAGCAAACACATCCGCACCGCAAGATGCACCCAGTACTGGACCTATAGTGATCAACCAAGCAGGACAACAAACTTCGTCAGCACCACCCACATCATCACAGGGCGGACAGAAACTTCGGTTCAACGACACCATGAATGTTTCACTTCCTCGTTGGCGATCACAAATGGGATAAAAGAAAAGGGGAGAGACTTAACGCCTCTCCCCTCCTCATCCAAGAAGTATTACTTATCACTCACTCGCAAGTTTTTCAAAATAACTAAGTGCATCAGTCTCTTCATGGTCCTCCGTGGAAACTTCAGGTGTTGATGTAGAGGTTTCTCCATTATCAAAACTAGTAGTTTCTGCGGTAGGTGTATCGGTTGGTGATTCTGCACGAATGTCCCCACCGATTACCTCATTGAGTCGCTTCTTCAGTTCATCATATGACTTGAAGTTGGAAGGATCAGTAAACTCACTCAGAGGATACTCCTTCTTCCAAAGTTCTTCAAGTGCAGAATCATCTCCGCCGAGAACGGTAGAAGATCCTTCAAACTCAGACTTATCATAGTTGATAAATCCAGCAACCTTGCGTACCTTCAACTTAAAGTTCGCACCCTTCCAGAAATCAAAGGGGTTGATTGCTTCTTCGTCAGCAAACTCAGGTTGCATTGCTTCCTGAATTTTGTCGAAGATCTTCTTTCCGTACTTGTAGAGGAAGACTTTACCTTCGTTCTGTGGGTTAGCAGGATCACTAACAACAAGGATGTTTGAAACATAATGAAGACGACGCTTTCTCTGGCGTGCAATGTCCTTATCTGCTTCGTTTCCACTGTTCCAGAGTTCCGAGTTCATTTCTGAAACTGGATCCTTCTGTCCGAGGGTAGTACGACTATTTTCGATGAACCATCCACCCTTACCCTTGAATCCGTGGGAGTAGTACTTCGACCATGGGAGATCTTCTCCATCGGTCGCGGGAAGGAACCTAATTACAGCAAATCCATTGCTGGACTTGTCCAATTCAGGACGCCAGAATCGATCATCCTTATAGGAATCCTTGGTGTTCATCTCTTCCATTTTTTTGGTTAGGTCGTTGATGTTGTTCTGCGACCGCTTCTTAAAATCAGCAAATGACATATGTGTCTCCTTTATTGCTTTACACGGAACTCCCGTGTTCTATACTACGGTAGGAACTCCCTACCTCTCTCTTTATTTATATGTTATTATACAACACCATACGAGAATGTCAAGATCAAACGGGTAATTTTGTGGTGTTATTTCGTGGAAGAATGTTGATGTCGATGCCTTCTTCTTTGATCTTCTCTATGATAGGCTTCGTGAGGTACTTGGCGCCGATTGCAGGTTCAATACCATAAGTATCACACAACGATAGAGTGGCGTCAATGAATGTTCCACCTTTAGATTCGACATATTTTTCTATTTCTCTAATAAATACATTCTGAGTCTCTTTGTCAAACAGCATAAATTCTCCTTTTGTGAAAATGTGTTTATCAAATTATACAACACTCAGATCGCCATGTCAAGTGGTTCTTATATATAGAGTAACAGTTAAAAAAATCTTATCTCTAGGGGATGATTAATGGCAGATACCGACAATAATATCAATATCGACATCAGTGGAAACACAGCGTCAATGGCAACCGATTATGGACACGGCGGACCTGGTGGGTTCACTGCGTCACATGTACCTATTTCAAAACTAGTATGGGGTGATAAAGATGGA